CTAAGGCTTTAGTTGCCACAACACCTTTTATAGTGTTTTCTAAATTATAACCCATGTTAGCTGCTAACTGACCTGTAACTTTGGAAGCTTCAGCCATAGCTGCTTTAAAAGGAACACCAACTCGTAAAGTATTACGAGTAGCAACATACCCTCGTAACATTGATTGATATGTTTCTTCAGATGATTTTCCAGTTAATATTGAAGATTTATATATACCTGCAGCTTCTTCACCCGATAATCCTAACTGTTTAGTTAATTTAATTTGAGTTACTAACGCATCTTCAGAATATTCTGTAACAAATCCAGTAGCAGTTGATAATTCATTAAATGCTTCTGCTAGATTTTTAGTAGTAACATTTGAATTACTTGTTGATCGTTCAATAGCTGCAAAATTTGCTCGAACACGATCAGCATTATCAGCTCCGTATCCTAAACTTTTAGATAATTGGGTTGATTGTACACTAGCTGCAAAAGCCGCTTTTAATAAACTTTGAATATTAAATGAAGCTTTAAATATGTTATTCGAAAATACCATAAATGCTTCTCCAGCAGCACCTAAAGCTATACCTAATTTGTTTCCTAAACTTATAGCATTTCCTTGGGCTACAGCTAAATTAGCAGCTGCTTGTTTAGCAATATCTAATATTTTAGAAGCATCTCCAGCTTTAAAGAAATTACTAATACCTGGAAGTAAGGTGATAGATTTAAGCATCTTTTCAGTTAAAAATGTAGCATCTTCAACTGCACGAACAAGTTCTAATTGGTTTTTAAGTCGATCAATTTGATCTTGAGATTCTTTGTTTCGCTGTTTTTCAAAATTAAGTATACTATTAATATTGTTAACTGCTTCTTTAGATAAATCTCGTGATTTAGATTTGTCAGCTAATTGTTTTTTAAGTTCAAGTTCTAATGTTTTATTACTATTTATTTCTCTTTGACGAGCTTGAGCAGCATCTAAATTACCTGATCTTAATAAATAATTTTTTTCATTTTCTAATAATCTATTATCATTAGCTAAATCATTAAGCTGTTGAGAAATATCATTAGTTTCTACATTAAGCCTATTAAATTCTCGTTGTTTAGCTGCTCGTTCTCTAGTTAATTTATTTTGAATACTAGCAAATTTATTAGCAGCATCATTTGATGCACTTTCAGCTTTAGAAATGGATTGAGATAAATCTTTAGATTTTACTTGAAATTTAGTTATTTTTTCAGCGTTATCTGCAATTTGTTGAGATAATCTATTAGATTCACTAACTAAGCTTTTATATTCTCTTTCTTTATCAGTAATAGTTCCAACTAAGTCTTTCCTTTTTTCAAAAGATCTATTAATTTGATTACTTAAATCAAGTATTTCTTTTTGATTTGCTCTAATTTCCCGTTCTTTATCTTCTGAATCGTACGCCATCTATAATATGATTATATAATATAAATATAAAAAGCACCTATTTTTTAGGTGCCTTATATGAATATGTAGGAGTTTGTTTAGAGGGGGTTATATTAGGTCTAGATATTTCTTTAGAGTTGCCTTTATTTTTTAACTGATTTTGTTGTTTTTCAGCTTCTTCAGCTTGTTTATCGTAATATTCTTTTAATTTATTAAAAGTAAATCTACGAAGCCATAAAGGCATATTATAAACTGTTTCCCAATCATATCCTCCATTACCATGAAATACAATTTCATGAATTTGAGAAAATATTTGTACTCTATACTCCGGAGTCAGGCCAAAAAAAGTTAATACCAATTGGTACCGTTACACCCTCCTGTGTGTACCCATCTTTTTCTACAGTTATATCTAAATTAATATCGGGCATGGATTTTGCATAATACTCGCGGAACGCACGTGAATCTTGCGCCGTAAGATAATTATCGACAAACTCGCGTATGTCTTTAGTTTCGCGTGATCCCTCAACAGAAGTAATCATATACTTTAAACGAGTAGTTAAATCAAACGAATCATTTGGATATAATTTCTTTAATCCGTTAATTTCTTGAGTGATTTTCTTTTCGTCACCTCCTGTTAAAAATTTAAATGTAATGTTGTTTTTGGATTGGGGTAAAGTAAACATAAATTCATTTTTTCCTGAGGTAAATAATGATTGGTCTACTTCTTTTTCATTTAATGTTGTTAAATCAATTGTATAATCATCTTCAGCTCTAGTAGATGTATTATAAAATCTAATAGGATAATCTTTACCGTATCCTAAAATACGAGCAGCAATTAAAATTGCATTTTTATCACCAACAATTAAATCATCAAAATTAATTGGAGTAACAACTAATGCTTGTAACAATTTATCAATAGCTGTTCCATTTTTGATGTAATTCATGTTTGTTAATATATCTTCATGTTTTGCGGACATGTAAGACATTTCAATTTCTCCTTTAGATAATGGGTTTTCTGCTGAATATAATAAACCTTTTGAAGGGAGGGTAATGGTTTCAGTAGGTAATTTGAATTTTTGTTCCATATAACTGTTTTATGTTCTATATATAAATATACAAAAGAAAAACCCTTCAACAAAATGTCGAAGGGTTTTATTACTTTAATCTAATTATTATTAGTAGTTTAACACGCAATAATCCATTGCAATTGTTAATGATATAGAGGCAGCAGATTCACCTTGTGACCAATCGTAATCACCAAAGTTAGCAGATTTAGCATAAGCACCTTTGATAATCCATTCTGAAACAACATCACCAACTGGTCCTAATACGTTTAATACTAAATCTTTTTTATAAAAATCTGAATAACCATCACGACCTGTTACTGATTCGTGTGCTAAACGAGCCCACTCCATTACTGCTTGCGCGCCTGATGGAGCGATTGGATCATAAAGTTCTAATGTCATGTCTTGCCATCTAACTTTACCTTTAATTTTACGGTAAACGTTAATATGATCTAATACGATTTCATTAGCTTCAAATTGTGGGGAAGCAGCTTTTTTAATTAAGTAAGCTGGGATACCGTCTATGTACATTATGAATCTGTTTTGAACCTTAGGTTCAAAAGCGGTAAACATAATCTCTGATGCGTCTAATACTGCCATTGTTTATATTCTTGTTTATTATAAATATCTAAATTTTAAATTTTTATTATACTGGGAAAGTAGCTCCGGTTGGTTGTAGAGTGAAATCCAAGATAATAAATTCAGCAGTTTTAGTAGGTTGAACATAAATTTGACCAACTAATTGATTACGATCAATTACGTCTGCTGTATTGTTTGTATCGTCCATTATTACTTTGTAAGCATATAAACCTTGTCTTGATACAACCGATTCCATATATGGATTTACAGTTGATAAGAAACGATTACGTGTTACAGTAGTATTTTGTTCAAACACTAATTGACGAGAAACTGATGTTACAAAGCGTTTCAAGTTAATCAATAAACGACGAACATTAATACGATCTAATGAAGTTGGACGTTTTTGGAATGTTTTCTGACCAAATGCTACAACTCCCTCACCTGGGAATGTTGCTAATGGGTTAACATTTGCTTCGTATAAGCTATCACGATCGTCTGCTGATAATTTCTTTTCAGCTCTAATTACTGAACCAATTCCACCACGATTTAAACCTGCAGGAGCGAACCATTCAGCACCTACTTGATCATTGAATGAGTAAACACCAGCCATTACTACTGAAGCTGGAACCCATACTGGGCGGCCTAAGTTAGCGCTAAATGTTTGAACCCATGGCCAATAACCAGCACCATAGTTAGAAGTTGAACCAGCAGCAGCTTGTATTGCTCCGTTTTTACCTGCGCCAAATGCTACTAAATCAGCAATTGCAAAAGCATCTCCGCGACCTTCCGCAATTCCTATAATATTATCTGAAGTAGCGTTTGCGTTTGCACTTAAAAATAAACCTGGAGATAATAATAAATTGAAATCATACTCATCTTTATTTGAAAGTAAAGCAATACCTGCTTCATATTCTGTCATAATAAATCCTTGTGAGTTTGTAGCAGAAGGAGTAATATTATCAAAAAATGCTGCACTTGCACGATTTGTAGCAGCAACACCACCTGAGAATGAACCACCATATGAACCAGATCCTACAGCAGGTAATGAACCTGAATATTGAGTAGCTTTATAGTTACCATCATTATCAATTGAATCAACCTGAATAGTATTAATTGAAGCTACACGAACGTATTGGCTAGATACAGCATATGAACCTGTTAATTGTACATAAGCATCATCACCTCCTGCAGCAGCAACATATACTGGTTTTTCATCTCCAATTACACGAGAAATGTAGTTAGGCAATTGTGGGTCTAATGATAAGTTAGCCCAAGTTTCTAAAATATTTTTATTTTGTGTATTGTCATCACCTTGGCGAACAGTAATAGTAAATGTACCACTTCCTGTGTTAACATTTGTTACTTCCCAACGGATGTTACTTGAAGAACCTGATGCTAAAGCACCTCCAGCTGACAAAGAACTTGTGTTGTTTAATTGATTTCCGTATGCTAATGCTTCTAATGTAAATGAAGGTGTAGCAGAATCAGAAAATGAAGAAACAGCTGCTTGAGCATATGTGTTATAAGCAGAACCTGAAATAATACGAGTAACAAGCAATGATTGACCACCACCTGAGAAGTATTCTTTAGCTGCTAATGAAGTGAAATATTCATAATATTGACTTCCTGATTTAAATGTTTCACCAAATTGAGAAACATAATCTGAATATGAGGTAACTACTGTAGGGACTAATGGGCGTCCATTTACTGTTGGGCCAACAATTGCGGCTCCAGTTACAACAGGTCCTCTTGATACTAATGATTTGTCGCTTTCGTTAACAAATACACCAGGTGATATAATTTTTTCTGCCATTGTATTTTTAGTATTAAATATATTCGGGTAATTCTACAATAAATATATAGCAGAGAATCAAAAACGAAAGGCGAACTATGAAAGTTCGCCTGTTTCAAAATTAATGTTAACACCTGGATAATTTGATTCTAAGGTGCTTACTAGTTCTTTTTCTTTTTCTTGAACTTTTTTATAGCTAAGATAAAAGTTTTTTAATTCTGTTTTTACTTTATCTAATTCTTCTTCTAAATTATGTTCAATTATATGTAACTCACCCATTTGAAGAGCAATTATTTGAAATTCTTTTTGAAGTTCATTAACCTTGTTAAATTCTTCATCTGTTAATTTTGTAGATTTTATCATACTGGCCATTTATTTTCGGGGCATGATCTTTCTACTGGAGAGTATATTTTGCCTTTTAAAGGACAACCACAACTCCCACAATAATAAAAATCTCCCACATCATTATATTTTCTGATATCACATGTATTACATATAGCAATACGTTGATCTGCTATTTGTTGTTTGTCTTCTGATGGATTTATTGCTGTAATCCAAGATTGAGCTATTTCTAAAAATTTATTCATCTGTTTTTAAAAAATGAGTATCTATCACGACATAATTATCTTTTGTTTTTAAATGAGCTAATTCACTAAAAGGAATTTCAGTAAGCTCAACATCAATAGTGTTTTCTAATATAAAATTATTCCACTCTTCATTATATTGAGTAAAATTTGGGTTTAGAATATTTCTTCCAGTATCTTTTCCATTCTCATCTAATTCAGGAATAAACTTATCTAATCCAAACCTTCCAGTTGGATCCAAATTTCCGTATTTTTTTATTAAATCATCTTGTGTTTTTAAATTTTTTTTTTTTT